TTAAAAGCAGTGGTTATCGCTCAACTGATAGAAGATTTACACAAAAAAATACAATTGTTCGCCCAATTGGAATTAAAACTCCTTTGCGAGAAGGTGACGATATATTTGAGATGCACAATAGTCCAATTAGACAAATAGCAGACAACTTTAGAAATCTAATTATGACAAACCACGGTGAGCGCCTAGGAATGTTTGATTACGGTGCAAACCTAAAATCTATTGTTTTTGATTACTCACACACAGATAATTTCGAACAAATTGTATCAGAGGTTGTTATAGAAACAACTGCTAGATATATTCCTAGTATACAAATCGTTAACATTGAAGTTGACGATACTGACCGGACGCAAAAATTTAATTTAAATGATAACGGGATGGCACGTTCTAAGCTAAGGATCGACTATGTTATTCCTAAGTTTAGCTCTCCTAAGATGAGCCTAGAGCTTGAACTAGATGTTGGTGGATAATATAATATGGCAAGAAATATTAAAAAAGAAGTAAAAAAGATAAAAGAAGTAAGTTATACAAACAAAGATTTTAATTCTCTTAGGAATGAACTAAGACAATATATGCTTACACACTTTTCTGATAACCTTGTCGACTTTTCAGACTCTTCTATGGCTGGAATGCTTGTAGATCTAGGTGCTTATGTCGGAGATGTAATGACATACTACTTAGATCATCAATTCAATGAGAATAGTATTGAAAATGCAATTGAGAGAGAAAATCTAGAAAGGCTTATAAGAGAAGCCGGTATAAAAATTCCGGCTGCATCACCAGCATATGCTGAAGTAGACGTAAGAATAATTGTTCCTGCAACTGTTATAAACGGGCAGTATATACCTGCAGCTAGTGCGCTTCCTACAATACGTGTAAATTCAATTTTTAATACAAGTAGTAATGTTCAATTTTACTTATTAGAAGATATTGATTTTTCTGAAACAGATGAAGAAGGTAATTTAATAGCCAGGCAAGAAATAGCTTCATCTTTAAGTAATGGTATGGTTACAGAATTTTTATTGACAAGAAAAGGAATTGTATCAAGTGCAAAAATCAAAACTCAACAGTTTCAAATTGAAGATGTGTTAGTACCATTTAGGACAATTACGCTGTCTGAGGATAATGTCAATGAAATAGTATCTATTATTGATTCAGTTGGTGATAACTATTATGAGGTAGACACGTTGTCGCAAGATACAGTATTTAAAGCTTTAGACAATTCACGACAAGATAGTACTGATGTGCCATATCGAATGGAAATAATGCATGCACCTAAACGATTTATTTCAACTAGAAGCATTAATACTGGTAAAACAACCATTAGATTTGGTTCTGGTAACGAGAATAGTTTTGATGAAGATGTTATTCCTGATCCTAGTGAACATGCAATCAAAATGTTTGGAGATAGAAGGACGTTTACAACAATTTCAATAGATCCTAATAGTTTTTTAACAACTCAGACACTCGGAATATCACCAAGAAATACGACATTGACAATTACATATCGCTATGGAGGTGGAATTAGTCACAATGTATCTGCGGGTGAAATTAATTCTGTTTCTCAATTAATTACAAATTTTAGCACCAGCACACCACCTTCAACAGTTGCACGTGTAAGATCATCAGTGACTGTCTTCAATCAAAAAAATGCCACTGGAGGCGAAGACGAGCCAACACTTGAAGATATGAGACAAATTGCGATCTTTAATAGAAGTTCACAAAATAGAATTGTAACAAGAGAAGATTTATTGGCAAGAGTTTATTCAATGCCGGCTAACTTTGGAAGAGTTTTTAGAGCTTCAGTTTCAGACAACCCTAGAAATCCAAGTGCAGCTGAATTGCATATTATATCAAGAAATAGTAATAACAAGCTAGTATTATCTTCTGATACTCTTAAGCAAAATTTAAGCAAATATTTGAATTATTTTAGAATAGTTTCAGATGCAATAGATGTTTTAGATGCATCAATTATTAACATTGGGATTGATTTTACAATTACAATTGAAAAAGGATATAGGCAAGAAATAGTTTTATCAAATGCAAATGCAAAAATCAAAAACTATTTTAAAATAGAAAATTTTCAAATTAACAAGCCGATTATTATTGGTGAAATAGAAAATATACTTTTAAATACTCCGGGTGTGGTTTCTACACTATCTTTAAATATTGTAAATAAATCAGGAATAATTGACGGTAATGCTTACAATAATTACGACTTTAACGTAAGAGAACATATCGATCGTGGGCTATTGTTTCCACCACCAGGCGGGATATTTGAAGTAAAATATCCAAAAGAAGATATTGTTGGGAGAATTATTTAATGCAAAGAATACTATCAGCATCGAAAGATACATACATAACAAACAAGATTATCAACAATAGCTTTCGTGCAACTGATGCTAACACAGGGGAAGCGGGAACGTTAGACCTTTATAAGCTTCATAATGAAAATACATTGTCCGGAAGCACGACACCGCAAGAATTAACGCGGTTACTTATTAAGTTTCCTATATCAGAAATTACATCGATGGATAGCGACAGAGACATAGATATTAATGATTCGTCTTTCCGCGCATATGTTAAACTTCATGATGTGTATGGTGGGCAAACAACTCCTGAAAATTTTAAGGTAATACTTTTTCCACTCTCACAAAGCTTTGATGAGGGAGTAGGTATGAATATTGTCGACTATTCTGATCTAGGTGCATGCAATTTTATAACTGCATCAATACAGGGTGGGAGTGCAATTACTTGGAACTTACCTGGTGCCATGGCTTCTGGAAGCCTAGGGGATACAAATATTGATGTTATAGTAAGTGGTACTTTGGAAGGGCCGAATGGGTCATCCACAGTTAGCTTGTCTCCTACGCAGATATTTTCATCTGGCAGGGAAGATCTATATCTTGATGTGACAACAATAGTATCGGGTACCGCGTCCGGACAAATACCAGATCATGGTTTTCTCATAGCACTGTCTGGAAGCTATGAGAAAAATGATAAAACTTATTTTGTAAAGAGATTTGCATCAAGGAATGTACAAGTTGCCGCTCTAAGACCTAAAATGTTTATTAAATTTGATGACAGTCAGATAGACGGTCATAATGATACAATATTTAATGTCACGTCTTCGCTTTACTTAAGGAATTATCATCAAGGTAATCTCGCAAATATTCTTTCCGGGTCATCCGCAACTGAGCTAACCGGTGACAATTGTATGATTCTTAAGCTCGAAAGCGGTAGCTTTAAGCAGACTTTTGATGTATCACAAGCAAAAAGAGGTCGTCATTATATTGACGGTGTATATTCAGCATCAGTTGCGATATCAGGCTATAATTCACTGCTTTACGAACAAGCCAATCTTACCGGATCGATTACATTTAATGAAGTTTGGACAAACACTCAAGAAACTGTTACATATTTGTCATCATCTATAACAATAAATAGAGAAAATAGAAGAAAATCGAATACAAAAAATCAAAACAATATTTTAGTTACTGTTTTAAATATTAATGAAGAGTATAGACAGGGAGAAGTTATTAACGTCCGCGTTTTTGCTGAAGAACGAGATAGGCCGGTCACTTTTGTTCGAACTCCTTATGAGAAGAAAAGTCAAACATTTAGAGAAATGTACTATAGAATAAGAGACGTTAATGACGGTAAGATATTGATAGATTTTGACAAATCATTAAATTCTACAAGGCTATCCACAGATGATGAAGGTATGTCTTTTATTTTCTATACAGACTCTTTACCTAAAGGGCGAACGTATGCTTTTGATTTTTTAATTAGAAGAAATGGTGCAGATACAGTTATTAAGGACGCGGCGTCAAAATTTAGGATCGTATAATGTCAAAAAATCTTTTAAACAGACAACAAGGTAAACTATTTACACCTAAGTTTACTAGGCAAAACAAACCGTCATCAAATTACTTAGCTAGTCAATATAATGATATAACACTAGGAAATTTCAGCAATACAAATATTGAGAGTACTTCTTCTTTTAGGTACGGTGATAAGCCTTATATTGTATCTAGTCAACAACTCAAAGTCGATTATTCACGTTTTGAAAATCATACATTTTTTCATTCAGCAGTTGCAAATGTCAATGAAGCATTTGATAAAATTATTAATTTTTATCCTTTTGAAAAAAGCAAGAAAGAAATTGAGCAATATGAAGACTCAATGACAGGATTTGAAAAATGGGTTCTAGATTCCTTTCCAAAAAATGTTGGCTATTTGAATTTTTCAGGTACACAGGTAGGTGAGTCGCTATCAAACGGTACACAGATATCTGTTTTAGATCGACAAGGCGCTTCTATTCAATCAATATCTGACAATCAACAAGGAAAAGTTGTACTCGATCCAGGTACTTCTCCTTTTAGCTTGGAGTTTTATGTTAAGATCCCAGTGCAAGCAAATGACAATCAGGTAATATTTCAAAAAAGAAAGAGCCTAGCAAATAATTTCACAATTGCTTTGTCATCATCAAATTCATCAAACAATTGTGAAATTCATTTTGGTATTACATCCGGGTCAAACTACTCAATTGTTTCCGGTTCATTATCAAAAGGAGTATTTCATCATATACATGCAATGTATGATCCTAATAACGATGGTAGAACAAAAATCTTAATAGACAATCAGATATATTCATCTAGTCAAGCTAATTCTTTTGAAAATTTACTTTACGACGGAAACGACTTGACAATAGGCGTAGGCAGTAATGTCAGGCTTAATAGTGAACTGTTCACAGTTAGACAAACTTTCTCTGGATCGATTGACGATTTTAGACTATTCCACAATGTTTTTGATGTCACAACAATTACAAAGAGAAGAGAGAAAACTTTTTATAACACAGATGACAACGAAGATTTAAGACTTTATTATCGCTTTAACGAACCTTACGGTGATTATTCCGGAAACAATATAGTTTTGGATGCATCAGGAAACTCTTTACACTCTAGAATTGTTAACTTTAATTTAAACAATCGATTGACGTCTTCAGATGTTCCTGTTTTATCTGAAAACATTAATAAAAATCCTGTTCTTTTTCCAACATTTGGCGGAATTACGAACCTAAATGCACAATTATTACTGACGGCATCATTATATGATGATTTTAATCCTAATCTTATTACTAAGTTAATACCTAATCACTATTTTCAAGATGCAACTAATTTTACTGATTTTAATACAGAGTTTGACAGGCTAGATAATAACTTTTCAACGTTTTCATCTTCTATCCCGGGCGGAAAAAAGTCAACAATACCAAGTATGCAATTGCTAATTAAGCTGTTGCTAGGCTATGCAAAGTTTTTTGATGAGCTTAAACTACTTATTGACGCAGTATCTAGTTTTAGATTTACTGAGTATGATGACTATGATACTACACCTGATCCACTTTTAAAAGAAAAAGCAAAACTTTTAAATATCAAGCTCCCGGAAATATTTGCTCAAGCTGATGTTGATCAACTCTTAGAAGGAATTAATGTATCTAACAATAAGTCAATGTCAGTCAAAAGCTTAAATCAGGTTCAAAATCTAATATGGCGAAGAATTCTTAGCGAAGCGCCTAGAAATAATCTTGCAAGAGGTACAATTAGATCGATCAAGAGTGTTTTTAGGTCGGTAGGTATAGAACCGGATAATATCGTATCAATTAGAGAATACGGTGGGTCAAAAGAAAAATCTCTTGACGCATCAAGAGAAATTAAAAAAGACGTCTATAGATTTTTATCTTTTACAGGGTCATATGGTAAACAAACAACCACAATAGATGCACAAGGTTATCCCATTAATGCTGAAATACCGAAGATAAAAACAAATTTTTTATCCGGATCTAGAATTCAAATAGGAACACCACAAATAGCCGGAACGTATGTGCAAAAAGATCTGTACAGTCCTCACGGTATTAGTAACAATGCAAACGATGGCCTATTAACTTCTGGAAGTTTTACTTATGAAGGTCTCTATAAATGGGAAACTGGTTATAAAAGCGAACCTGAAAGTTTAATTAGAATGCATATCACCGGTACTTCTTCACCCAGTACCGGTGAGTCATGCGTTGCAAATCTTGTTGGAACAAATAGTTCTTTAAAATTATATCTAAGAGACAAGCCTTCAACTTCTTCTCCTGTAAATAGTTTATATCTAACAGGCGTAAATGTTTTTGATAATGATATTTGGTACGTCTCCTTTGGTAAGAAAAATTCACATGATTTAAAAACATACGGAACAGCATCTTATTTTTTAAGAGCAGCTAAACAAGTGAATGGCGAAATTATTGAGCAGCATTTTACATCCTCAATCTTTGAAGAAGCTGAGGACACTGTTTTTAAAAATATTAGCGGGTACAATACCTCTGGAAGCTTTTTAGTAATTGGAAGTCAATCTTTTCAAGGCACAGGAGACAGTCTATTTTTAAATGACAACACCGTAGAAGCCAATGCACAAAAAACCAATTTTTACGGAATGCTAGCAAATGCGAGGTTCTTTTCAAAAGATACGACTAGAAAAGAATTTTTAAATAGAGCAAAAAATTACGATAGTTATGGTGTAAGTGATCCAAGAATAAATTATAATTTTTCAAATGCAACGACAGGATCGTATGAAAGATTAGTAATCCAAACTGACTCTAAACAAGGTACTACAGGATCAGATAGCAACGGCAGATTTAGGCTTTTTGATTTTAGTAAAAATAATCTTCATTTTGAAGGTACTAATTTTAAATCTAACACTGAAGTGGTAAAAAACGTAAGAGTTAATTTTGAAACTTTATCTGATAAATTTGACGTAAACTATACACGTGATAAAGTAAGAATCAGATCTTTTCAAGAGTCAGAAAATATTGAACAATCTTATTTTACGACAATTGCACCGGTATCAGAAGTACTTCCAAGTGAAGTAAGCATGGACGATAATCGACTTTCAATTGACATGTCTGTTATGAAAGGTCTTAATGATAATATCTTAAGAATGTTTAACGACTTCGAAGCTTTAGAGGATGCCCTAGGTAAACCTAATATGATATTTGATGATCATTATGTCGATCTAAGATATATGAGAGAAATATATTTTAACAATGTTTTAGAAAAGCTTGACTTACAAAAATACAGAGAACTTTTTAAGTGGATTGATAATTCATTTACAGATGTAGTATATTCACTTATTCCTAGAACTACAAACTTCTTAGGCATTAATTTTATCTACGAATCTCACGTTTTAGAAAGAAATAGATATCGATATTTATATGACGAAATATACATGAGATCAGGCGAAAGAGATCCGTCTCGCGGAAATATATTTTTATCGCAATTTGTAGGAAAAGTAAAAAGGCATTAAAAAGGAATATTAAATGACAATGAATAAGCAAAGTAACGGATCGATGACCCAGTTAAGGTTTAGATTCTTTAAGGATCGACCGGCATCTGAAAGAACCGGCGCCATCGTATACGAAGGAGGTTTATACACAGACGGAGCATATACGACAGGGTCAATATCGTCGTCAGTAACAACACCTTCAACTAGTAGAATTGGTGAAGTTGTAACAGCAATACCAGTTGTATCTAAGTCTTTTGAAAGTATTGGAATTGGTGGAAAAAGAGTAGGTCCAGTTTTAGTTCTTGACAATACAATTCCTGATGAACAAATTAATTTAAGATATTTAGATGCATTTAGAAGTGGTAAAGATATTAAAAATTACACTCATTTTTCTTCAGGTCGATTTCGCCCAATGATCAGAATATCACCTGAAGGATTTTTTGAAGAAGAAGACAGTGAAATAATTAATCATTACGGTTCATTTCATGCATTCGGAACAGGTGAGACACACAACATTGTTGATAGTGAAGGGGTTTTCTTGCCTTACAAAGACTATAGTCAATTAATTCCTAGTAAGCTTTTAGGAAAACTATCAGTTAATGAATTTCCTTTTGCATTTACAGAAAATAACGATGTATTTAAACAATTTAATGATCCGATTGATGCTGGGCTAAATGGAGCAATTGACGTTTTTAATGTAAGAAATTCACTGACTAACACATCAATTGATGATATTAGCCTTTATGGTATTAAAATTAGTATGCAAGGAGGTGATATTGAATCTTCTCATGTTGGCTCTACACAAATTAGCACAAGACGAGAACTGTCAGGGTCAATTACGACTAGACATTTTTTTGACAGTCAGGAAGTAGAGTTTACCAACTTTACTTTTCCTGCCATTGGTGTGTCAGGAAGTTCAGGTTATCAGTGGAACATGCCTGGTTTTGTTGATCAAAATGTCTATAGCGTGTCTTTTTTTAACGACAGCGTCGATCACATTAAGAGTAGTTACAAGCTAGGAAATGTTAGTAATTTAACAAACTTTCTTTCAAGTTCAAGAAATAGAATATCAGAAGTAGGATCACGTTTTAAATCTTCTACATGCGGGTTAATATTTGGAGAAAGTAATGCATTAGGGACAGACTCTATTGCATTTGGAGGGTTAAAAAAATAATGCCTAAAAAAATAACAATACAATCACCTTACTCATTACTGATAGACTTTGAAGTAGATGGTTATAATTATAACTCCAATTCGAATGTAAAACTATGGGTTGATTTTGATGAGACAATAACAGATCGATCCAACTTCTCGTCACTAATTAGTTCAATTGAATACGAAGGATCTGTCCCTACTTCTACACAAAATATTGGGACACAGACTTATAATGTAGCCAGATTTGACAATAGTGAAAATTTAAACGGGCTAGTGACATATTCATCAACAAATAACCCGTTGTCTTTTGGTGATGGAACAACTGATAGTGCATTTAGTGTCAGCATTTGGTACTATAGAGATACAGCTTATGCTGATACTAGTGCTGAAACATTGTTTGAAAAAGGTGACGGCAATACTAAAAAAGAGTATCGAGCTAGCATTAATAGCAGTGGATTTTTAT